ATATCATATATTGCGGTATATGTTTCATCATTATCCCCTTGAAATATAGTTTTACTCTCTAATTCTGAAGGATTGCCAGTAATTGATTCTACTAAAAAATTGGAAGTTACTAAATTATTGGCATTTGAAGGTGTAAGTAGATAATCTCTTGGTTTTGTTATCTCAACATTTACACCATAGAGAGATTTAAATAAAATTTTGTAGGACTCATCAGTTCCTTTAGATGAGTAAAAGTCTTTTGATTGCTTTATAAAGACATTTTGATTTACATTTGATGATAAAGGTCTATCAGATAATCCAGGCAAAAACTGAATTTTAGTTTTATTTAAAAATTCTTTTAAGAAAAGGCAACTTAAATTTTCTACTTTTGCTCCATCAGAATGCTCGGAAGCTGAGGTAGAATTGAAGACAAGATCCCCTTGTTTGGAATCTGATTTATATGATGTTACTCCAACAAATCCTCTAACACATCCAGTAAAAGAAGACGTAGTTTTTCCAGTATAGGTTATTACTTCATCCCCTATTTTCAGCAGACCATAAGAATCTGGGAAATTATTTGTTCCACCTGAAGTTACATTTATTGTCGTTGTAAATTCATCAACATCGCCATTCAGAGCAGTTTCGTAGTTTAAATTAGTTTGCTCATCAACCTTTATATACTGATCAATATTTTGTATTAAATCAACAGGACCGCTTTTATATTCCTGACCAAGATAATACTGTTTTAAAAATTCAGAGATAAGAGGGAACTCATTCTCAACATAAGTTGGGAGTTGATTCTTAACGATGCTGCTAAATTTGATTCTTGTTTCTGCCATTTTTTCTATATCTCTAAATTAGTAACCGCTACCTGAACCCGATCCTGATGAACCGCCAGAGGTTCCTGAAGTTGTACCAGCAAAAGAACTATTAGTGGAAGTAGTTGTATTTACCGTGGTGTTTGCTGTAGTAATTGCAGCATTTTCAGGTCCACCAACACGAACTAAATTACCTTCTGCATAAGAAGAAGAAACAATGTAATTTGATGCTGATGGGTCAAGTCCTGATGCGATTTCGTCTGATACCATTTCAAACGTACTGTTACTAGTATCTAGTTGCAAATAAAGGTCCTGTAATCCAACAACATCATTTGACAAAGGTGTTGCTTGAATCTCTATGGTCTGTTGTCCGTCTTTTTCCATTCCCGCAATAATATTAATTGCATTAATGGTTATAATACCATTTACATAGTCAATAGTACCGACGTTAGAACGTATGACTGTTGGGTTTTGAGAACCTACATTGGGTACGGTGAAGAAAAACAGAGTTCCAGTTTGTCTATTTGTATTTGGAATATCACTAAGATAAACATTTTCAGGAATTCCAAAAACTCTAAATGCACTAGATTTTATGTTATAACCATTTATGCTGAAAATATGAAACTGATTACCGAATCCAATTTGATATTCAGCAATAGTATTGGGTACAATTCTCAAATCTCTTCTCATCTTCACGACAGTAATGTTTGATGTTACTGCTTCATGACTATCATCGATCACTTTCAAAAACTTACTGTATTTGAATCGAGCACCATACTTATTTAATTCAGTAGAATCAGCATACTTAGACGCATTATTAGAAACTACTGTTGAAACATCAGCTGCCGATGGTGCTAGATTGGTATTATAATAAACTTTTGAACTTACCTCAAGATAAAGATACTTAAGATCCAAGATTTCAGGAACAACTCCTGCTACTGCGTATTTTTTTAATTTTAGTTTGATATTGTCTTTAATCAAATTTGGAAGGAAATCTCCAAATCTAGGTTTAATACTGATAAAAACCTTTCCATATTGAGGAGGGATTAATTCTTCTCCACCAAATACAGAAATGGACTCTGTATCAGGGTATATCTTTGCTGGAATCAATGTTTCATAATCATCTGCAGTTACTGCGCGGTTTTGAGTTGAGTAAATCTTTGGAGCATATTTTCTAACAGACTCAACTTCTTCAATTGCAGATCCACCTCTGGAACTATACTCTGGTGTTAAAAGTGATATGCCAGAGGTAACTGTATATTCATTTCCATCTCTTACATAAGTCAATCTACCATTGAAAGCAAATTGTGAGAATCCATTTCCAGAATCTCCATTAGTGACCAAATAAGTTACTGTAATATAATTTTGATCATCTAGTTTTTTACCAAAAACTCCATCACCAAAGAATATTTCATATCTTTCATCCGCAACTTCTTGTAAAAAGTAGATTCTTGAATCGCTTCCAACATAGAATAAGTTATCTTGTAAAGAATATTTTACAGTTGCAGTTGAAGATGAATTATTTTTAACGCCAACTCTAATCAAATCTGTGTCAACCCCAGCATTTGGTAGAATAAACTTTTGTTGAGGATTTCTAGCACTGTAAGTAAAGTTTTTCTCTACAACCGTCCCCTCATAGATTGGTATTTCATTAAAAGCAGCAATCCCATTGACAACAGGAACGGTTATATCATCTAAAATACAGAAAGACCCACTAGAACCACCAAAAGTTCCCCTAGACGCTGCTACAGTCCCTTTACGGAGGGTTATAGACGCTGGTTTGGGTGTTATGTTAGATGCATCTACAAAGAATGATATTGCGGATGTTGCTGCTTTTCTTGATCTGGGAGTATATCCAATATTTCTTGCTAACGCAACTACGTTTTCTCTTAAAGTTGCCGTATCAATAAAAACTTCGTTTGCTACCATATTAGCATTATACGAAGTAATGTACGTATTGTATGCTAATAAATCTAAAATTGTTGATAGGTTAGAACCTTCAAAGTCATAGTCCGTAAAATTGGAATTTGACTTTAGGTATTCTTTGAGAGTAGTTTTAACGTCCTCAAAGTCTAAATTTGTAAAATTTACTAGTGACATTTTACCTTGTTGGTTGCAATACGAATTCTAATTGTTGTGGTGGAATATCAGCCCCAATAATGTCATATACAATAACGACATCAAATGAATTACCATCTATATCAGCAAACGCTCTTACAGATTTCAAATTAACTCTTGGTTCATACCTTTTAATTGAATCTTCAATCTGAGTTTGAATTTCAATAGCAGTTAAATCATCAGCATTTTCAAAAAGAGATTCAGTAATGCGTGATCCAAATCTTGGATTGAAAAATTTCTCCCCAGGATTTGTAAAAACAATGTTTTTTACTGATCTTGCAATTGCGTTTTCATTTTTCATTGCAATCAAATCTTTTGTCAGAGGATTAGTCTGAAAAGACATGCTAATATCTTTAAATCCTTGACTTATCCTTTCTAAAGGCACAACAATACGGCAATTATGTATTATTTATCAATGATTTTCTGAATTCTTTACTCATAAAGTGGTTCTGGATCACTCTCATTAGAGAAAATTTCACCTTCTTGATGAAGTTTTTTCTTTTTTGGTGTCAAATCATCATTTGCAATCTCACGAAGCATCTTCTGATGCTGATGATTTGCCAAATTGTCTAAAAAATCGTGTTCAGTTGCCATATTTCCTCTTTTTTCGTATTTATTGAAGGTCTAAAGGACGCCCATCTTGTGATTTGTACATATCTTCGGGTTTTTCTTCTTCATTTTTACGCTCTTTTGCTGTTTTCCAAAAATATTCGTCTTCACGACCCATTCCAAGACGTTCAAATCCATTTTCAACACTATAATATTCAGTTGAAACCTTAAAATCAGGCATTTTGGGGTCAACAGGTGTCAAACTATTGTCAAAAATACGCATTCTATTATTTGGATACAGTGCATACTGACCATTATTCAACTCAATGAGGTTATGTGACTTATGTTCAGCTGGATTTTCACTTGTTGCATAGTCAATTACATCACAATCTTGATGATAATTGTCTATTGTACAGATATATGTACCTTTCTGAATACCAAAATCGCGTGTATACAATTCAAAATCCATACTACCAATGAATTGTTTATGAATTGATACTACACCATAGTCCATACAGTTCCAAAACTGTAAATTAGGTAAATTCATATCAGGATTTGGTGTTTCTGGTTCTGAGACAAATGCGCTAATAGGCAACTTATCATACATTGCCGCATATTCTGGTAAATATGTCTCAAAATAAAAAGCACGCCCAGGTATCGATTTACACGATACCCAGACGCCCTTAACAAATTCTCCATGACCAAATTGATGATCAGTAAGATATTCTTTTCTTACCCATACCTCTACTGAGGGGAGGTTACAAATAAGTGCTGCCATATTACATAACGTAACTCTAGCACTATTTACCTTGTCCCCGATACTTCTTTTTTGCTTTGTTACGAGAAGTCGCGGAAAGCAACGTATTCTGTGAATTACCTTGACGAGTTTTCTTCGGTTTTGCGGGTACATAAGATCCGCCTTTCATCATTGCCATAGTTTAATACCTCAAATAACGCGAGTTTTTTCGTGACCAACTCTGATACGAGGGTCACACCAAATATCAAATCCTTCTTCCTTAGCATCAAGACAGAACGACACATCTTCGCCACACATGTCCTGTACATTACCACTCTCAAAGACTTGCATCTTAGGAGCAAACCAAGGATATTCAAGATTCTCAAAGACACCCTTCTTAATGAGCACCCATCCAAAACCTGTGTAGTCTACAGTGAATGGCTTACG